AATGCCGCATTGCAATATAATTTTAGCGCACTCAATACAAGGCACTGTAGTACTATAAAGAGTTGCCCCTTTAGTGCTTACCCCATGCTCTGCTGCTTTAGCAATAGCATTAATTTCAGCATGAACTACATGTGAAAATGTTTTACCTTCTTCGTCTTTACATTCATTATTTGGATAATTAGTAGGAGTTCCATTAAAACCATAGGCTAAAATTTGATTGCCTTTGACAATAATAGCACCTACTTTTCTATGGGGATCATGTGATTGCCTTGCAGCTACATAAGCCATTTCAAGATACATTTGATCCGTGGCATATTTATTCATCATCTACCTTTAAATTTTTCTTTTTAGCCCATAAAGCTTGATCATCATCTATAAAAAATACAGCAGGCGCTTGTGAGGAATTATTATAAACACTAATTATTTCTTCAAACTTTTGACTATATTTTTCTTTCATATTAGTAATTCTATTTATAAGGATCTCATTATCATTAAGATTGCCAATTTCTTCTTTGCAAATAAAAGTAAGAAGAGTATCTAGCTCATTTATAATTTGACTAATCTCTATGATTTTATCTTTTAGATTACCCATGCATAAACCACATTACTAGAGAATAACTAACAACTGTAAAAATTGATACATAAACAAACAATCCAGTAAACTCTAAAAATTGATTAAGATTTTTCATTTTAAATTTCCACATCTAAGGGATCAAAAGCATTTAATTCTGTTGATGCTTCTTCACCACCATACGCTAATCTGCCAGTTTCATAGTTATAAACTGCAGTACCACAACTTCCAGTTAAACCTGTAAATCTAGATTTTAAAACACTCATTTTAATAGTATTTTTATCTTTTTCTGTTTCACCATTTAAATTACGAGAAAAGGCTAATATATCAAAACTAATTTGTTTAATTGAACCAGAGCCTCTAATGTCATCTAAACTAGCCATTTGACCATCTTCAAAAGATCTACCTACTTTATCCATTTTACGAAGATGAGAAACTAAACCAATCCAAACGTCATGCCTTTTAACTAAAGATAATAAGTCATTCATTACCTTATCAACAGCCTCATTACCAGTTAATCCTTCTGATCCTTCTGAAACCAAAATGGTAATGTGGTCCAAGAAAAGGTACTTAGCGCCCATAACACACATAGACTCAAGAGTATCAATAATAGATCCGTCCTTAATACTCCCATGATGATCAAGAACAATAACCCTACCATCACCAAAGACGGAATCAAAGCCTGGACGAAGATCGTCAAGAGAAATTTCATCTTTAGCGGGGTTTTTGTTGAGTACCATACCCGATAGCTTCCTAGCGACTTCCGAGGGTGATTCTTCCAAAGAGACCAAACCGATTTTTTCATCTGTAGTTTCCAATAGGTGTAACATTATCTCACGTAATAAGGTAGACTTACCAGAACCAGTTCCACTAGTCCATAGAGTAATTTCTCCTGTACGCATACCTTTTAGTTTATCATTAATACCAGCAAGACAAGGTGGGTAAGGTATACTCTTTTTATTAGAGTATTCTACCATTTCTTCCCATATTTTTTCAGGATCTGCAATAATTCCTGCAGGCGAATATTGTTTAGCATTCCATATGCATTGCATAGTAGCTTCTTCGCCTTGCTTAATTAAAGTATCATTAGCATCTTTATGTAAAGATCTAACAACCTTTACTTTATCAAAGCCAATAATTTTAGCAGCTTCCCTTAAAGCACTATCACCTTTTTCATCATTGTCTAGCCATAATATTACTTCTTTAAAAGAACGTAACCATTTACGATTAGTTTTTAAAGGTGCTAACATTGAAGCAGAAGGTAAAGAAACTACTGGATATATTTTTTTATATTTAACAAAAGCAGCATGAGCTATAGCCATTGCATCTAATTCACCTTCAGTAATAATAACTCTATTACCACCTTGTGGAAAAGTTGATTGACCAAATAATTCACAATCACTTTGAGAAAAATTACCAACAATGCTAAATTGTTTAGGTAATAATCTCTTTTTATAAGCAACTACTTCACCTTCTACTGTGTAAGGATAATATTGAGCAGTTACTGTACCATCATTATCTGTTTCAGAGCGAACTCCAAAGTGTTCCATTATAGGCTTAGATATTTTACGATCAGGCATTGATCTAATGCCTAAATGTAACACCTCATCAATGTTTAATTGAGGTATAAATTCTGTCACTATATTTCTCTCTTCAATTTCAAAATCAATAACATTAATATTTTTAACTGATTTTTCACAAGAAAAACAGTAACCAGAATCATCTTCATATATTTGAAACGCATCAGAACTTATGCAATTAGGACAAGGCTGATTACGAGTGACAATTCTTCCCATTAATGTTTTGTCTCCTCTTCTGATTCTAACATATTAACTGCTGCAAGCATTATTTCTTCTACTTCTTTTTGAGAATAAGTTTTTCTATCTTCTTTTGGTGTTAAAAATTGAACTAAATTTAACATCCAAAAGTACAAAGCAAAACCTAAACCAATATAACTTAAAGGAGTAGCAACACCTGCATCATGAGATACCCATGCATTAACGGGTAAATAAATATTTAAACAAATAAATAAAAAATTTACTATGACCGACATTTTCATTTATTATATCTCCTAAAAGTTACATCTAGATACTCTTTTCCTTTCTTTACAACTTCCTTTTCAGCAGTAATTTTATAAACATATCTATCATTAAAATTATAAAGGTTTTGCCAAGTATCTAAAACGGGTTTACAAACATTATCTACATCCGCTAATTTAGAAGAAAAACCTGCTTGTATACTTACTTCCAATTGTTCAGTATCATTAAAAGGCCATACTTTATGGCTATCAGGGGTATTATAAGCAATGTCTTCACGCCATTGTCTATATTCTTTTGTAATTTGTTTAGCTTTATACCAAAGTTTGTTAGCAGAAATAGGTTTTATATCATATTTATACTGCCACTGTTTTAACTTCATAAAGGCAACTCCCACTTGTCATCAAAACTTCGTTTAATATAAAGTAATTGACCACAAGTTAACAATCTATCATACCAATCGGTAGGATGAAACTCTTTCCATTTGCTTACAACAAAAGCTAATCTATTTTCAGGAAGTACATCTGCTAACCAAACATCTGCTTTCTTAGGACCAATTCTATAAAGACCTTTAATATTATCTGCAGAATCACCCATTAATAGTTGCTTATGAAACCATAAATCTGCTTCATCTTCCGTTACATGATATAAATCACCTTTCTTAGGATTGTAATGAGCACCTGCAACCATATTTAAATCTTTATCTTCATGAACAAGAACAAAAGGAATACCTTCTTCTCTATCTTCTTCACACCAAATTCGGGTTAAATCATCTGCCTCCATACCATCTGCTCTAACTGCATTAAACTCTTCCATTAAAGCAGAATGAGCAGCTTTAAGTAAAGGCCTTTTGTCATCAGCGGGTCTTTTTCGATGTGCTTTATAATCACTACTAACTTCTGTACGATAATTTCCTTTACCTTTAACAGCAATTTTATAATCAGTAGCAAATACACTATCTAAAGTTGTATTAAAGAGCTCAATAGCAAAATCTGCCGCTTCTTGAGGTGTTTCAACTTCTTTGGACAAAGCTGCCCAATATACATACGGATCACCGTCTACATTTGCTTTCATAATATTCTACTAACTCTTTTTCTTTACTATAAGCTTCAATCTCATGTGGTTGTTTTTCATAAGGCAAAGAATGATTAAATTTATCTCCACGTAAATGTTGCATTACATGTACAAGTTCATGAGCCACCATTAATTTAAATGCATCAAGATCTTTTGTTAAAGACTTAACGCACTCAATTTCAAAAAGATCCATTCCAAGTAGATCTTCGTAACCTAAATGAAGAGTAGCAGCTTGCATATGGCTACTACCATCTAACTCTAAGTCATCTGTAATTTCTAAGTCTATTAATACATTATGGAGATCATCTAACTCTTTACAAAGCTTTGGAAGAATAACTCCAACCATATCATCAAATAAATCTTGAATATTCATTTAAATACCTATTTAAACTTCTTTTACATTCTCAGGATAAAAATACCAATAGTCACCAACTAAAGTAGCGTCTACCCGAATCTTTTTACCAATTAAAAGATAAAGTTTTGCACCTTGTTCTGCATCTATTTTATAACTAGCGCAATTTAAAGTTTCACTACCAATCCACATTCTAAAGAAACTTTTCTTACCTACTTTATGGGTATCAATTTGTTCTAATACTGCTTCAATAGTTTTAATATTATTATTACAAATAGATTTAGCAGTTAAAACATAAGCTTCATCATTATTGTGTTTATTAAAGTAATCTTTATTATTTTTAGCATCTACTGCTCTTAAAAAACCAGTTTCAAAAGCTTTCATTTCGTCAGCAGTACCAATAGCTAAAATTTCTCTTTCAAAGTCTTTTGGTTGTTTATCATACAAAGCTTGTAGTTTGTTTGAAGAAAACTTATAGCCATCTTGTGGATTACCTACATGATAACCCACATATTGTACTCCTGTACTTTTACACGTCCATTTGTAAACAAACGCATCATAATTTTTAATCATAAAAAAGCCTTTTAAGGTTTGTCTTTATGGCGCTGAACTTCAATACGACGTAAACGTTTAGCTATTTTTTTAACACAAAGAACTCTTACATTTGTTATACCAAACCAAGCTAAAGAATCACCTTTATAAATTTTGGGACCTTTGCCTTCCATATAAAAAACATCTTTTTCTGCAGGATGAGACCATAAATTAACCTCGTGCCCGTTGTGCATGAAATTAATTTCCATTCTTTTTATCCATTTCTGTTACATACTGATAAACTTCAGTTACAGAGCCTGTAAAGTCTGCTTCGCTTTCATCTTGAGCTAATCTGTAATTCCAATATTCACCATCAAAATAAATTTCCCAATTCATAAATTATCTAATCCCATTAAATTAAACATTTCTTTTTTAGCACGACGATTTAATGTACCAATAGCACGACCTGCTGTTGTACCTGTTGCACAACGTTCTGAATCATATTTATCTTCTGCATAAAATAATTCTTCAAAATGTATACATTTTTGAAATTCTTCTTGTGTAGCAGAACGCCATAAACATATTTCACGAGGTACTTTTACATAAGCAACTGTAAGTTTCCACAAATTAGTTTCTTCATCTTGTGCTTTATATGTTTCAGGTTCTGCATCAAGAACTGCAGCAATTTTTCCAGAGTTTAAATTAATGTATTGAAGATTATTTTTAAATACTTTTTCATTCCAATCATGTTTAATAGTATAAACTATTTCACGATCAGACTTATTAGCAAATCCTGTATAATTAGGATCTTTTAATTTTTCTTTTTCGTATTCACTTAATCCAACAACAACACTTGTTTCAGTACCATATTTAGCAATAGAATTAGAACGGTAAGAATAATCACCAGTTGAACTACGATCAACATGTGCTAATATATTTTGAAATTGTTTGAGAGAAACTTCAAGATCCATAGCTTGTTTATCAATACTAGCAAAGTCTAATAAAATTTCACAAGCAACTATACGATTTAAATTTTTAATAAACCAATCAGAAATAATTTCACCATCTAAGGGATTAGTTGCCTCATTAACTTTATCTTTAACAATAGTTCTATCTGCATTATCTAATTGACAAAGGTCAGAACGACTATGATAATAACGCCCATTGCTCATTGCAGCAGTTTTAAGTTCTACGATAATATCATAATTAGATCGTGCAGAGTTTCTAACTCTTGTACGACCATTAATAATAGCATTTGTAATTAAAGTTTCTGCATTAAATCCAAAACGATTACCAATATCCTTTAATACAATTTTACTTTTATCTTTTGTTTCTTTAATATTATTTGAATCAAATTTAACTTCTTCAAATAAATTTGTATTTAAATACATTATTTCACCATTACAATTTCACCAAAAGGTACATTGTAGTTAATACCACTACTTACCCATATTACATTATAATCAGGATTATTTACTGGAAAGTTATAATCTTCAACATACATATCAGAAAAATAAATTAATTGATCTATTTCAATATCATTCTTTTCAATATAGTCAAATACAGGACGGAAACAAGTACCTCCACCACCTTTAAACCAAAAACCATCTTCAATAGTTTCACCTTCTTCTAATTCAATTACTTCTGCTACATCATAATCTGAACACATTAGTAATACAGATTCTGGACGGAAATGATTAATAAGAAAATTAGCTTCAGAAAAGTAATCAATAAGTTCGTCACGGCTTACAGAGCCTGAAGTATCAAAGGCAAATACTAATCGTTTAACACGCGTTGATTCCATTGTTGGCATATACATGCCTTGATCAAGATATTTTTTATTAGGTCTACGGTAAGTAAAATCATCTGGAAATCTGGTTTGCATTGTTGTGAATACAAATTCTTCCCATGCTATTTTACTTTCACGAATTTCATTAATAAGATCACGAATAGAGCCGGGAATAGATCCAGGTTTACCCATACTTTCTGCATCTTGTGCAGCTTTAATAGTAATACGCTCAATATCCTGTTTTAATTCTTCAAGCTCAGCATCTGAAAGGTCACCCGGTTTTAAATGATCTGGATTTACTTTTTGAAGCATTTTTCCAATATCACGTTGTTTTTCTTTAGAGATATTTGCATCATTAGCAGAACCTCCTTCTTTGTTAAAACCTTCGCCTTCACCAGATTCTTCTTCTTTTTGTTTTTGTTGAATATCTTCTAAAATACGATATACTTGTTGCCATGTCATATTTTTAAAACATCTGTCATTATCCAAGATGCCTTCATCAGGAATTGATAAGCCCATATCGTATACAACAGTATCATTAATAATATAATCCATAGCAATATTGCAAAGCTTAGGATCTTTACCTTCAAATTGTTGACAGTGTTGCCAAATAACGTGCATTACTTCATGACATACTAAACCAAGTGTTTGTGGTTCTGTTAACGTATCTACAAAGTCCGGATTATAAAGAATAGTCTTACCATCAGTTGCGCCTGTAGGAACTTGGTTAGTACATACAGTTCCTAACGACAAAGCACAAGAACCAAAGAAAGGTATTTCAAATGCCAGTTTTGTTACGGCTCTGGAAACCTTTAATTTTGCGTCCACTATACACCCATTTTATTATGCATATAAATTAAATTTGAAAACTCAATAAATTTAGATTTGTCTTTAGTACTTAATGGGTTTAAAGAACCTATTAACCACTCATCTGTTACTTCATGATCTGTATTTACCATTAAATGCATACACTTAGATAACATTAAACGTTGTTGAGTACTTATATAAACTAACTCACTTAACCAACTATTAAATTCTTTCATTATACACCCATTTTAAACATCATTTGTTCTAAATTAACAAAGTTTAAAAATTTTTCTTTATCTTTATTTCTAAGCCAACCACTTACTTTGTTGCGCTTAAACCATTTATCATCAAGCTTATATTGAACAGCAATTCCCATAATACAAGAAAGTTCATCTTTTTCATAAGTACTTAGATAATCACAAGATTTAAGCCATTCATAAAACTCCGTGTTAAATCCTGACATTAACTACCTCTTATAGTAAAAGAGCTTTACCTTCAGATAAAAACCATTGTGTTACAACTTTTTCCTTTTTAAATTCAGGATTACGTGCAAGACAATCTCTCATACAAAAAGCAGAAAACTCTTTGTTTTCAAAACGTGTAATAATAGTTACAATATCTTTAATATTAGCTTTATTTGAACGATGTGCTAAAGCTGAGCAAAGTGCATAAGTAATTGAAGGGTCTGTAGGAAGATCTGCAAACTTAGGATTACTCATAATTTCATCAGTTTTAAGTTCACGCCAAACTTTAAGATAACCTGTAAAATCGGCTAATGAACCTTCACCAATTTGACCTTTAAGTAATGCACACATAGTTACAAAGTCAAGGTCTAGCTTAATAATAGCATCTGCACGTTCCCAAGAACGGGGCGAGGGTGATGCATTTTGCTTTGGATCAAACTTTTGAAGCCATTCAGGACGCTCTTTAATAAAACCAGTAATTTCTGGAGACATACCTTTAGCAAGAGCATATTCACGAAAACCTTCATGATCTGTTTCAATTTCTAGATGCGTTAAACGATCTTTTAAATGTGATGGCATAGCGGTAGTACCTGCCTTTGCGGTCATAGGATTACCTGCACAAACTACTTGCCATCCTTTAGGTAGTTTATGTTCGCCAATGCGACGTTCGTTTACTAGCTGTGCAGCAATGTTTTGTGCTGCAAGACATGACTGAGGTAGCTCATCTAGAAAGATAATACCAGAACCCTCAGTCGGCAGGAAGAAAGGACGAGCACGTTCATACGTAGACTTGTCTTCAGAAAGCTTAGCAAAACCTGCAAGTTCAGCTGGATCAAATTGACCAAACAATACTGAAATTACTTCTTTATTTATTTTAATGCCAAGATCTTCAATTGCTGTAGATTTACCTTCACCGGGTAAAGACCATAGCATAGGAACAAGATATTGTGCATTAGATGCTGTTTCTGGAAGTGCATTGTTTGCGTTAATGATTGCTTCAACTGCTTTAATTGCTTGAGTAAGTTTCATAAATTCTTCTGCCTTATAAAAATTAAATTATTTCCAAGTTAATCCACAAACGTAGTTTCCTTTCGGACACTGACCGTTATTTAAACCAATATTTCGGTTTTCACCATCACCTAAGAAAGCAAGTACACTTCCAGTAGCTCCAAATATTAACACTATCCCAATTAGTACTTCTCTCATTTATAATTTCCATCTATTTTAAAGTATTTACTGTTATGCCATGCATATTCAACACACATAATGCGACCATAACCTTTTGTTATTAATAACTTATACCATTCAACAAAAAGTTTTAATCGATCTTTATTCATTTTTAAACCTTATCCTCTTTATATACTCCACCACACATAATTAACTTATCCGTAAACTCGAACTGTGCGCTTTGCTTCATAGTAAGGATCTACTTTTGCTCCTGCAAGTTGAGCACGAAGAATACTTCGCGTAAAATTAGCTTGTGCTTCAGTACGAAAGCGAAGGTTAGTATAATTATTTGAACCTGAAGTTACTTGTGTTGTTTTCATAATAAAATTTCCTTTTTAAATTCATAATATTTATTATAAGCAACTACTGAATCTTTATCATGAAATTCAGTAGGCATACATTGAGGTGGCTGATTAAAACCTTGTGTCATTAATTCATCTGGCGGTTCTTTTAATAATTTTTTCATTTTAGTTATTGTTAAATGTTCACGACCAGATTTTTCTTTATAAATATTACCTAATGCCAGCATGCAGTCATACACCCAATAATAATGGTCACGCGATTGGCGCACCCATACTGCACTAGGGTGATTAACATGTGTCTTTTTGTAAAGGTCATCTACAGTAACTTCAGAAAGTTCATGATGACAAGTAGATAATAATTGTGCATATTCAAGTATCATTTTAACAACATGCTTATGCCATATATGCATACTAGCAGCTACATTTGGATCTCCATTTAAATAAAATACATTCATTTTTTATAATAAGAAGTTGTTGCTTCTAATGCCTCATATAAATCATAATGTTTTTCAGTAGCTATTGCTTCTATAAAAGGATGCTCTAAGTCTGATATATCTGCCCACAAAATAATTTTTTTACCTAGTGTATAGGCATACATTAACTCCATAGCAGTACCAATACCACGTCCAGTACCTCTACGAATATCTGCTAAAATTACAGAACTGTTATTAACGTCTGTTAAATCTTTATTAAATATTTTATTACAGATTTCTTTTGTTTTATTTTTATTTTGTAATAATTCATCATGAAATGAAATTCTTCTAGTTGGGTCTAATACTTCAATTCCAAACATGTTTAAAAATTCAATAGCACTATTTCTCCAACTTTTCATTTCTTCATGTGAAACATCTTCCATTGGACCTGCAAGATATACGTAATTACTCACTTGTTTTTCCTGTAAAGTTAAACGGATCAATATGTTTTGCAACCATATTTCGAACAGCTTGAGCGTAAGCGTCATAAAGTAAATGTGTAAATTCTAAATTTTTATCTGAAGGAACAAATAATTCTTTTGCTTCCTCAACACTTAAATCAAGTTTAATTTCAATATTCATATATACATATCTTCCCAATTTAATTCATAATCAACAACTTGTTGAATTAAACCAATACTTTCAATATCACCTAAAGTAATTTCTACTAAGAAAGCTACTAATATATTAAAAGTTTCTTTACCCTGTAAATCTTTGTCATTATCAATATGCTCTTGATCAGGTTCAACTAATAATACTCTAGTAGAAATTGGATTTGCAATCTCTAAGCCATAAGCTTTTGCTATCTGTCTTATATAACGAGTATCTAATAAAATATCATCTTTAAAAACTATTTTAAAAGTTTGGGTTATCATTAATCAGCCCAATCAACAGATTCGCCTGTGTTATCTTCATAAACAGAAGTTAACCAATTATAACGGTTTTCAATAAATTCATCAGGCTCAATTAAATTTGAACGAATGTAACTAAGTTCATTAATAGCACCTACTAAATATTCTAATAGGATTTCATGAGTTCCTAGTTGATGATAATGCATTTCATCTATCATAATTTTTCCTAATATAAAAAGCCCCGACCGAAGTCAGGGCTACTGTTAATGAACATCGGCATAGGAGTTTCCTATTGCGCCATCACCGTCCATAATGTCAACACCAAATAATTTAGGTGCTTCTTTAAATGCTTCTATCATAATTTCTTTTGCACGTTCAGCATCTTCTTTTTTAACAGCTGCAGCAATTTCGTCATGATAAAAAATTGTTGGATAATAATTTATATTTTCTTTTGTCATTTTATCAAAAGCATAAACTAAAGCTGCTTTACAAGTAATAGCTTCACATGCTTGCAATAAATAATTAAGAGCTTGATGACTAGAAGCAGGGTATACCATTCGACCATCTAAAGCAGGAAAACAACCTCTTCCTTTTTCATGTTCAAATTTGTAATATATAGCAGTAACTTTTTCAGTTAGCGCTTTTAAACCCGGTAAACCTTTCATAAGAGATAGTCTAGCTTTACGCCCTATTTCTTTTTTACGTTGGCCTGTTAAGATAAGGCCTAGCTTTTCATCACCTGCACCAAACAAAAGAGCATAAATAAAAGGTTTAGCTAATTTACGTGTACAACCAATAAGTTTAGCATTACGGCTATGAACATCAGTGCCATCAGAAGAGCTACCATGAATTACTGATTCAGTAAATTCTTTGTCCTTCATATAATGAGCTAATGCTCTAAATTGATTACCACTAGAATCAGCACCTACTATTTGATAACCCTCTTCACAAATTAAACTACCACGAAGTTCTTTACCTCCAGGAGAGTCTATTGAAGGGATATTACAAATAACATTATGACGGCAACGAAAAGTTGGGGTACCAATAGTCCAAGTCCGACCACGAAGACGCCCATCACCTCTTTTGTTGACTTCTTCAATCCAGCCAGTAAGAATACTTGCGCGAGACCGAAGAGTAAAATACTCATTGATAAGACTGCCAAATCCTTCATATTTTGTATTACCGTTTTTATCATCTAATTCAGATAAAGAAGTTTCAGTAAGTTTAGCTGTTGTTTGTACCCACTTACCATTTTCTCTTTTTACGTTAAAATCATCTGGAATCCATCCTATGGTTTCAAGAAAACTTTTTAGTAAATCCATAGAACCCATTTCTATTTTTTCTGTTTTAATTTTACAAAAGGGGCCTGCAATAGGATTATCAATTAAAGAACGATTAGGTGATATGTCAAAATATTTTGCAACATTTGAAGTATATTCACCTACTTCTGTTTTTTTACCAGCAGATTTTGTTAATTTTTCAACTGTTGTTCCAGGCTTTACAAGATAACCTAAATGAGGATTAATAGTATTTTCAATTTTAAGCATTCGTGTTTCCCACAAATCTAAGGCTTTTTCAGCGCCTTCCATATCAAAGACCCAACCCTTCATTCGCATTTGCATTTCATAATATGCCCATCGCATTTCATGTTGTAAACCTAATTTAAATAAAGGTTTCTTTTCCATAATTTTACGACATTCGCTTGCAAGAAAAGTATAAACTGCTTCAGTAGCAACTACATCTTGTTTACCATAATAAAACATATCCATGTTAAAAGCATCAAAGCCACCTTCATACTCTTCTTTCATAACGCCTACACGTTTACCTAAGTTTCTAAGAGAATGACCACCTGGATATTTAAAATCAACTAGCCAAGACATAATCATTGTGTCTACAATTTTTTGTTTATTCCAGTTAGGAGTCCAACCTGTTAATACTTGTAGTACTTCTAAGTCATAACCATAAATATTATGGCCAACAAGAACATCAGCTGAATTAAGATAAGCTTTAAAATCTTCTAGCTTACCATCTGCTTCTTCTGTATAATCTGAAAAAACATAAGTTTTATCATTTCCAATTTCTTTAGCAGATACCATCCATATAGTATCTACTTGAGGTATGAAGCCATTAGCTTCTAAATCAAAGCAAATTACTTTTGCCATAGTTATCCCGCTTGTCTTCGGGTTCAATCCAATACGATTTCACCTGTTTCATAAAATTTTACTAATGCATTTATATACCATTGTGCTTTTTTTAAATCTTGTAATTTTGAATCTTTTTTACCTAATCGCATTTGGTACTTATAAATTTGACCAAGTAAATGAGCTTCTACTCCTGTAAAATCTTTAAGTATATGTTGCATTAATTCCATATACTGATATCCAGGGACTATATCTTTATAATGTGGAGGGTTAATATGATCTGTAGGCGTTACAATATAATCATCTGCCTGAGCTAAATTAACCATAGTTTTGATTTGTGTTTCTGTTGCCATCAAAAAGGTATCTCCATTGCTGTTCTAATTTGCTGAGGTATTTGTGCTTGACTAAATACATGATTTACAGGCATAATTGCAAAACCTCTAAACTTTTTAATCATTTTACTAAGATAACTAGATCTACATCTATGATTATAAACAGCTATTCTTTTTTCCAAGCTTATATCAAATAAAGGAGTAGTGTGAACTTTTAAACTTTCTTTTGTAATCCATGCTTGAGATAAAGAAAATGGAAATTGTTCAGCAATATTAACTAAATTCCATTTAGGATTAGTAAATATAAGTTGGATATTATGCATACCTAAAAGCCCAAATTCATAAATATAATAGATATAACTGTCTTCGTACCAAGGTTCACCAATTTGAAGAGGCTCTGAAACTTCAGGTCCAAACATTTCCATAAGTTTTTGTTGAATAGCAGGTAATATAAAGTCTTCTAAAGTATTACCTACAATCTTTGGAGTTTTTACATAAATATCATAATCACTAATATTATGTTCTGTTACAATATCTCGTGCTGCACCACCCGCACAAATTGCATCTGTACTAGTAATTTCACTAATATTTTGCAATAGCTCTTTAATTAAACCAAAATCTTTACTTAATTCCACAGGTCGTCTTCGCTCGCTTGTTCAACTGCTTCTGCTGAAATAACTTCAGTTTCTCCAATTTCTTCAAACGCAAGACCATTTCCTGCATTAAACTCTACTAGTTTAGTTACTTGAATTGCAACAATCTCTGTAGAAATACCTTCCTTTCCAGCAAATTTCCATGGCCATTGTTTAATTTGAACATTACCTACTGAGCCATTACCAATACTGTTTGGCTCAAGAGGCATTAATTGTCCATCAACAACCTTAACAGGCTGATTTGGATCTCCTGTTTTTTCATAAGTTGCACGACGTTTCAAATATGAATAATATTGAACTTTACTATCCTTTTCTTCTGTTTTAACATTTAATTTTAAATCTTTCCATTCCTTTGCAACAGCTTTATCTTCTGTTACAACTTTAACTTCCCATACTGGTTTTTGAGGATCAAAAGATTTGTTAGGATTTTTAGGATCTAGTTTAGCCCAATATAGTGAAACGTCTTTTAATACTGTCATATTTAATTACCTATAGTTTTACAATTAGTTTTTCTATTTAAATGAGGCTTAATATACTTTTAGTAACACCTCTTTATGGTGCTGAATTATCGTACAATAATCTCACATGCTTTAATAATTTCATTAATATCTGAAGAAGGTCTTGCGTCTTTAACTTCTGCAACACAAGTATCAATTCTTTCTTGTCTAGTCATATTATCATATACTTCAATACCAACCCAAGCTGCAACTGAAGAGGCTGCTAGCCAAAATACAGCAAACATTATTGTTTACCTTTTATTTTTTGTAATTCATCAAAGTATAAAACATTTGCTGAAGCTGAAGATTGAAGATTGCGTTCAGTAATCTTTTCTTTCATAAAAACACTACCAGAAATAAGTGCAGTAATTTCAAAAACAATTACTAGTATAATACCCCACTTACCAACTTCTAATAACTTATTTGTTAGTTCCATAAACTATCCATTGCCTGGAAGCCTCTTATTGCAAGAAGCTTTATTAGTTTAACAAAAAGCAAAGTCAGATTCTTCTATAATACTTATATCTAAGTTTCCATACTTTACTTGCTTATTTTGTGCATTAAATTGACTTAATAAATTTTCTAAAGGATTTATTTTATATAGATTAATAAACTCTATTCTAGTTAAGTTAAATAGATGTGCCATATTACTTACATGACAACCAAAAGAATCATGAATAACAGTAGTATTAAAATCACTGTTAGCAACAATATTTGTTAAATGGGCTGCATCTAAAGAATGTACAATATTAGGAGCCGCACCTGAAAGTTGAGCACCTTTATCTACTTTAATTTTTTCTTCTATTTGAACTCTTAAAGATCGTCTAATACCTCTAGGATTCTTTTTAGTTGTTTTACCCATATAAACATTTAAACGTGTTATTTTATTAACTACATAATCTTGAATAACTGGAAAGTTAGTGCTAGGAACTAACCAAGACAAATACTGCGGTTCAATAATTACATTAAGCCTTTTTCTAAATTTATTGCTAGTTTCTGTAGAATTTAAACAACCATTAATATCTCTTAAAGTAATATTTTCTTGATACTTTAAAGTTAACATATCTGCACATTGTTCTGGGCTTTCGTATAGTGCTTTATGTCCTGTTACTTTATCTTCAAAATAAACTTTATTATTAGAATCTTCAGCAATATTTTTAAAAAGCTTAAGCATTGAAGCAGGGCCTTTAAGATCTTCTAAACAAGTATCTAATACTAAGTCAGCAAATTTATTAGTCCAAGGACGATATTTAAGTCTTAAATTTTCATCACCTAATCCTTTTGTGTCATCAAAAATTTGTTCTCGACAACCGGCCCTTGTTACACCGTAACCTAAAGTCATTACAGGACGTTTAACAATTTTACGTCTTTTACTTTTAAACTGTAACCAAAAGTTAGGCCATAAAGTTGCCATTTCTTCTCTATGCTTATTTGTATATTCAAAATATTCTTCGTAAGCTTTATCAACTGCTATTTTACGTTTAGCATTATCCTCAATATTAGTAGCTTTTTCTCTTTTAGATAGAAGCTTTTGTATATCTTTCATATGCTTTTTCATTTTAGCATTATCTTCTGGATTTGCTAATTCTTTTAATTTACTCCAAACACTATCTGCAATAGCTAAATAAATATCACCGGGTTTATTATTTGTTTGTTTAGGTGTACTAAGATTTACAAGAGGAGCAGAAATTTCATCTCTGATCATAGCAGTTAAGTGTTGAATACCGTTATTTGAACCATCAATAAAG